AGACCGTCCTGGAAGCCTCCTGGCGACGTTTTACGGAAGCCTAGTAGGTAAGGCTACCGAAGCGTTTACGAGCGAATTCGCCCAGAAAGCAGAGTATTCTCGCTATGCCTGGAGTTCGTATTATGCACGTGAAGCTGATGATGCCAATCAAGCAAAATTTGCTGAAGAATCACAAATATCAGCTGGCAGTGGATCATATACTGGCGGAACTGGTATCGACGCACCAAATAAGACAGTAATAAGCGATCAAGATCCGTTATTTGATCCTGATATGACAATGCCGTATGATTCTAATAATGCCGCAACTCACCCAAGCATTTTACCTTCTGCTAGTGGAATTGGCATGATTTTAGAAACAAGCGAAATTGGCGTTAAAGACGTTCAAGTAGATATCGGAAATCATATTAAGAAAGATTTGGATTATTCTCAAACCTATGACGTGTATTTCAAAATGCCTCCAAATACGCATGAGGTGCGAAGCGTATTAAGATCATTCTGTTATAAAAAATTAACCGATCCACAAAAAACAACAATTACTAATTTAATCGCTCAGGGCAGATTGAATAAGGCTTACAGTATGCCAGTCGCTTATACGATTGGTCGGACTTTGAAGGGCGATAAACAAATAGGAAGTAAATTACTCGGTAATCCTCCAGATTCTAAAAGTAAAACATTTGTCGTTAGTCCAAATTATGTAACAGATGAAAATGGTAGACTTAGCGATCAGAGATACCATTATACAATGGATAGAAGTTGGGATAAACCATTTTCTTCTGCAACAAAATTAACAGAAAAAACGCCACTTGGTAAATTTTTGGGCAATATCGGTGATGGTAATTCTGTTGATAATCTTTCTTATGATAGAAATACTAGGATTAATATTTTTGAGAAACTTCGATTGCATGCTGAAATGATGGATGCTGTCCGCGACGAAGAAGAATTTAAAAATCATAGAATGATTGTTTCAGAAAGTTATAGTCATTATTATCCAGAAGTTAAATGGCCAGGAGATGATGTTTATCCTTTAATCGGTCATGGGAAAAGAACTGGGGAATTTGTTGTCTATAAACTTTTAAATTCCGCTGGTAAAATAGACCGAGAAAAGACATACGATTTAGCCATTTATATTCGTAATAATATCACATGGGCGACTCACGTTATATTAGATTACGACACAATTGATCCGACAGGGTTAGTTTCGGCTCAAGTCATTGTCGGAAGATCCGAAGAAACATTGAACGGTATAACTAATTTCTTTCTTAGTAAAAATGCGATTGAAACTTTTACATATTTTAATCAGACTAGGGTTTCAGCTTCTATAGTTGAATTGATATTCGATATTCCTTTATAAATAAAACAAAAAAGTAGAGTTTTATGGCTACAAGAAGAATAATATCGAACGAAGATGGATTGAGTTCTGCTCCAAGTATTGTTACTTCGAGGGCAATTCAATATACAGACTTCGATTTAACATTTTCAACAAAACCAAGACAGGAATTGCGGGATAGTTCTGGCGGTCCTGTTATTGGCTATCTTGAAGGCGACATATACAAAAAATATGACGCTGGCGCTGTTCTTCAAGCTGTAAAAACTATTATTATGACCGATCGGGTTGAAAAGCCATTTCAGCCAAGATTTGGTGGCGGTTTACACGGTTTATTGTTCGAGTTAAATGATATCGTTACAAGAAACCAAGTCATCAATGGAATTAGAAATTCTATCGAGGCATATGAGCCAAGAGTTTCTGTTCTTACTGTTGCTATTGATCCATCTGGTATTGATTATAATGAATTTGCATTGACTGTTGAGATTCAAATAAAGAATACTTTAGAAACAGTAACATTTACAACAAATTTAAATAGGTTAAGATAATGGCGACAACCATAAGATCAACTTCCTTAGACTTTAACTCGATCAAGAACAATTTAAAAACATTCTTGTTACAAAAAGACGAGTTTAAGGATTTTAATTTTGAAGCATCTGCGCTTTCTAATCTTTTAGATGTGCTTGCGTATAATACGCATTATAATGGTTTGATTGCCAATTTTGCTTTAAACGAATCGTTTTTAACCACTGCACAATTAAGATCTTCCGCTCTTTCTATTGCTGAAGGTATGGGTTATTTGCCCAAATCAGTAACAGCTTCAAAAGCAACTGTCAATATTTCGTTAACAAACACAACCAGTGGTCGTGATAGCGTTATTGAGGTGGAAGCTGGTTTAAAATTTAACGGAACGATTAATAATACTCAATATGTTTTTCAAACTTTAAATAAAATTCGAGCAGAAGACGATGGTAGTGGCTTATATCGTTTTTATGATACTGAAACAAATTCGTTTGATATTCCTATCTATGAAGGTTCAGCCAAAACCAAAACTTTTAGGATTGATGATATTTCTACTGCTGGTACAGTATATGTTATTCCCGACCAAAGGTTGGATACAGCAACAGTCAGTGTAAAGGTATATGAGTCTTTTACTGGTGCAAGTTATAGAGATTATCAAAATATTTTAAATGCTACTGAAATTACAGATCAAACTAGTTTATATGTTTTAAGAGAAGCGCCAAATGGCGAATATGAACTTGTATTTGGCGCTGGTAATATTTTGGGCATTACACCAGAGCCTGGTAATAAAGCAGTAATATCATATCTGAGACCAGCTGGTGCTGAAGCTAATGGTATCCGTGTTTTTATTCCACAAAGCACCGTTACACTCGGTGGTTCTGCTTATACATTAAGCGTGACTAGAGTTTCTGAATCCTTTGGTGGATCAGAAAAAGAAGATATTGAATCAATTAGAAAAAATGCACCATACCAGTATTCAACGCAAAATAGAATGGTGACTGCGAATGATTACACTTCAATTGCGTTTCGAAATTATTCGCCATATATTTCTGATATACAAAGTTTTGGTGGACAAGACGCAGAATTTCCAGAATTCGGCGTTGTATTCATGTGTATTAAATTTGTTGATGGAACAACTGATGCAAATAAAGCATTGGTGAGAAACGGTATTACAGAATTAGCTAATAATTTGGCTGTTCTAACCTTTGATGTAAAATTTATTGACCCAGTTATAACATATGTAGAATCCGATGTATATTTCCAGTTTAATCCAGATTTAACAACTTATACAGTTGGAAGAATTCGAGATGACGTAAAAACTACGGTTCTTAATTATTACGATAATAATATTGGAAATTTCTTAGAATCGTTTAGAAGGTCAAATATGCTTTCTCTTGTTGATGATGTAAGTCCAGCTGTGCTTTCTTCTAGAGCGGATATTCGTATTCAACAAAGAATTACACCAACATTGAATACGCAAAGGGATTACGTCTTAAATATGCCTGTGCCTATTGCTGCGCCAGATAAAGATACATATGTTATTACTAGTACATTATTCAATTACGCAAATTCTAGTTATCCTTGCATTATTAAAAATAAACTGGGTACAAATATTCTTCAAATAATTGCGCAAGATTCAACTAGTAGTGTTATTGTAGATAATGCTGGCAATTATACTGCAGCAACGGGTAGAATAGAACTTATTGGATTTAAACCATCTTCTATTTTAGGAGGAACTTCTAAAATTAAAATTAAAGCAGTTCCATCTAATCAAAGCGCAATATCTCCAATAAGAAATAATATTTTAGAGCATGATGAATCTCAATCGGTCGTAACAGCTGTTATTGTACAAAGCACATGATAGATTTAACAAATATTGATTTAAATAGGAGGGAATTACAGATTCTCAAAGATAAGGTGAGGGAATCCTTGCCTAGTTTCTTTGTCGATGAATATCCTCTTTTTATTAAATTTTTAGATTATTATTATGAATATCTTTTTACTAGTGATTATTCCGTTAAATTATTAAACGATTTAATTAAGTCGAGAGACATTTATCAAGTTAACGAAGCATTTTTAACATTTATCGAAGACGAATTGCTTTTAGGTGATAGTTATTTTAAAGGTTTCCAAGACCGTAGGCAAGCTGCATATTATAGCAATAATTTATATCGTTCGAAAGGTTCTTCGTTTTCTATACAACAATTTTTTAGAACTTTCTATGGCGTAGATGCTGAAGCAATTTATACAAAAAGGAATGTTTTTATTGTTGGGGACGATTATAAAGAAAACGATGAAATTTTTACAGATACTTTTAATGGCGCTTCTTTAACATTAAACACTTTTCCCATTTCTGGCGAAACAAAACAGTTCGTTAGGACCCAAAGTTGGCAATTGTCGTATGGCGGTTCTGTTATTACTGATGAGAAATATTCGTTTGATTCTGAAGGTCGTGATACAATTACAATTACATTTAATGATTCTTCTGGTTTACCATATCATGATAAAGAAATTACTATTATCTCTAGAGTCGAATCGATTTTTAATACTGCTTCCAAAATAGGCTCAGAATCTCAAAAATATTTAACTAATGATAAATTGTATCAAACATTTGCAGTATTAATTAAGACTTCTCTGCCAAAATCTCTCTGGGAAGATTCATATAAATTATTTGTTCACCCAGCTGGAATTTATCTTGGATCGGAAATTCTTTTAGTTTCTGAAGCTAATTTAAATATTACTGCGCCTATTGTAATACTCGATAGTGCAGCAAACATTCTTTCTATTACAGATCAGTCTAGTATTTCTCTTGGCGCTATAACTGAAATTACTGGTGTTGTTTCTTAAACGCATATAAATAAAAGTACAAATTTATAGGGTTCTATAATGGCAAGGCAAAATATAAGCAGAGGTGCTAGTGCAAATGACGGGACGGGAGATTCGCTCCGTGATGCAGCAGCCAAAATTAATGAAAATTTCGCGGAATTATATGAACATTTAAGCGGCGATAGTGCTGCTCTTTCTAGCGGCATTACATTTACTGGCACTTCTATTCTTGATGCCAACTCCAATGAATTAATTAATTTCACTACAACTGCTTCTGCTGTTAATGAAATCACTATTACAAATAAAGCGACTGGGGTTGCCCCAATTATTTCGGCGACTGGCGGCGATACAAATATCAATCTAAATATTACTTCTAAAGGCACAGGTTCTGTAGTAATAAGCAAAGCAGCATTTTCTTCTAGTGAAATTACTGCTAATGGCGCAGCTTCTACTTCCGCGACATATATCATATGTAATAAAGGAAGTGCTCTTGCTGTAAGTCTTGCTGATGGAACAACAGTCGGCGAGTATAAGATTTTTACAAATAAAGGCGCAGGAACAGCGACCATAACTCCAACTAATTTTGCGCAAGGTACAACTTTTGCTCTTGCCCAATATGATGGTTGTACGGTTATTTGGGACGGCACAAACTGGTATCTTGTCGGCAATCAAGGCGAAGTAACTGTAGCATAACAGGAAAATACAAATGACTGCAACTGTATCAAATAATTTAAAAACTCTTTTGATCGATCATTGGATTGAAGATTTCAATGATGCCAGTAACAATTATTATATTGCTTACGGTAGATCTGAAGATTGGACGGATAGTGACGGCGCTGGTAATTTAGTCGCTGAAACTCCAAGCAATTCTTTGCGTGGAATAAGAAGATTAAGGAATGGATTGCAGTCAGCTATTGCCGTTTCTAATTATTCTTACGCTGCGCCGAGATATAATTGGTCTAATGGTACAGTATATGATGGATATGACGATGCAGTTGGCACTAATAGTGGCGATTTTTATGTTGTAAATGATGATAATGAAGTTTATATCTGTCTACAGCAAGGTAAAAATTCAGCGGGTGTTGCTGTTTCTTCTACAGTTAAGCCAAGTTATACTACTGCAGCAGTGGCTAAAACCGATCCATTCAAAACAGCTGATGGGTATTCTTGGCAATTTCTTTACACTTTATCGTCTAACCAAACAAATAATTATTTAACATCAAATTACATACCTATTGATTATATTGAAGATTCTTCTGTTTCTGGCACACCATATAGTTCTTTATCTTCATTTCAGCAAGAACAATTTACAGTACAAAGCGCATCAGTTGCTGGTCAAATTTTAGGCATCGCTGTGACTTATGGCGGTTCAAATTATACTTCTGCGCCAACTGTCGCTATTTCTGGTGATGGAAGCGGCGCGGCGGCAACTGCTTATGTTTCTGGCGGTGCTGTTGTAAAAGTAGAAATAAATGAAAGCGGCGGTGTTTTGCAGTTTGGCCAAGATTATACTAATGCGGTAATCTCTTTTAGTGGTGGTGGCGGCAGTGGTGCTACGGCTCGAGCTATCCTTTCGCCAGCTGGCGGTATTTCGGCTAATGCTAGAACTTCGTTGAATTCAACTGCTTTAATGTTTAATGTTAAACCAGATGGAGACGAAGGCGGCGATTTCTTAATTAATCAAGATTTTAGGCAGGTTGCTTTAATTAGGAACGCATTGTGGCAGGATTCAGACGGAATTTTTGATCAGTCGACAGGTTCATTTTTACCAAAATTGCGCTTTAGTTTAGGTTCTTTATCTGGAACTATTTCCGCTGATGATATAATTACTGGTACTTCGACTAATGCGCAAGCGTATGTTGACACGGTCGATAGCGATTATATTTTCTATCATCAAACGGAAACTACGGGTTTTGTTGGATTCGATAGTTCCGAAAGCATATCTTCTACTTCTGGGGGTTCTGCGACTCTTATAGACCTTATTAATGCAGAAATAGATAAAGATACTGGTGATATTTTATATTACGATAATCGTTCAGCTGTAAGTAGAACTTCTGGACAAACTGAAGATATTAAGATCGTTATACAATTTTAATTGGTAGGAAAATAAATGGCTATTAGTAAAACAAGCAATACTTTTTCATCAACCTATAAAGACGATTTTGCGGATAGCGATCATTATCACCGCATATTGTTTAATTCGGGTCGTGCTCTTCAAGCAAGAGAACTTACCCAGATGCAAACAATTATCCAACGTGAAATTGAAAGATTCGGTAAGAATATCTTCAAAGAAGGCGCAGCAGTTAACCCAGTTTCTAATATCAAACTTGAGCACCCAGCTTATGTAAAATTGCAAGGTGCTGTACCCAATCTTAGCACCTTTGTTGGCTTAACCTTTACGGGTGCGACAAGCGGCGTTCAAGCCACTGTAAAACGTGTAGAAGCGGCTTCTGGTGGTGATCCAGCTACTTTGTACGTTTATTATGTATCAACTACTGATACAGATCCAACGGCTTCTCCGATTACTTTCACCGCTGGAGAAGTTATTAGTAGTGGCGCTGTTAATGCAACAATTGCCAGTTCTAATGCTTTTGGTTATGGCACTATTGCTCATTGTGCTTCTGGCGATTTTTTCGTATTAGGTCACTTTGTATTCGCAGAAGCTCAATCTATTACAGCTGCGAAATATTCTAATACTCAAGAAGTTACAATCGGATTTATAGCAACAGAAGATATCGTAACTGTAAGCGATACTAATGCGCTTTATGACAATCAAGGCGCAAATCCAAACCTTTCCTCTCCTGGTGCTGACCGTTATAGAATAAGATTAACCCTCGTTAATCAAGCGGACATAGATCCAGATGACACTTTTATTCCTGTTGCTTTAATCGCGCAAAAAGATACTGGTGCTGTAGAAACAACTGTAGAATGGAGAAACGACGGCACTAGTGATTATAATAAGATTCTCGATCTTATGGCGGAAAGGACTTATGACGAGTCTGGTAATTATACGATAAGACCATTTACTGGTCTTTTCCAACAAGGTGATAGTAATGGTGAATTAATTTTACAAGTTGAATCTGGTGAGGGTTATGTTAGAGGTTATCATGTCGAACCATCTTCTCAGCCAATTCATGTTGTAAAATCTCTTACCACCGAAACATTTACGGAAACCGCATCGGTAGCAACATATGGAAATTATGTATACACCGATAGTGCAGAAGGTGGATATAATACTAATCAGTTCCAAGCTGCAAATTATCTTGATTTAAGAAATGCATATAATTATGGTGGGTCTACAATTGGTTCTACTAAAGTTTTTGCGGTAGAAGATGCTGGGAGTCGCAATCGTAGACAATATCTGTTTGATACAACTTTAAACGACGGATATACTTTTGCTGATGTTAAAAGTTTTGGAAGTAGTGCCGATATTTGGTCTAATATTGATAGTACGAGACCTGGATTGTATGACGTTGGAAATGCTAATCTTCTTTTTGATTTGCCTTACGCTAGACCAGATTTCTCAGAAGCATTACAATTAGATTATGTTGCACAATATTATGAAACTGGCACTACCAACGGTTCTGGCGAATTAACGATTACAGCACCTTCAGGGTCTGTTTTCACAACTTCTGCTCTTTGGATTGTTACTCCTGAAGGCGGAAGGGAAGATGAAACATTTTCTGTTACAGGAGTTGGTACATCTTCTGCTACTATCACTTCTTCCTACCTTAATAAAACTGTATATGTTTATGCATTAGTTCAATATCAAAATGCAGTAGCAGTAACAAAAACATTGACAAATACTTCTGTTAGTGTTGCTGTAGATAGCGACGGTGATGGATTAAAATTTGTTTCGTTATCTAAGGCAGATGTTTTTAGAGTTAATACTGTAACTGATGCTGTCACTGGCGATGACCTGACTCCGTTATTCACGTTTGATAATGGTCAAAGAGATTTTTGGTACGAGCCAGGAAGGATGGTTCTGAAGAATAATGTATCGACGCCGACAAATAATGTTTCAGTTGATTTTGATTATTTTGCTTGGTCTGGTACAGGAAAATACGCAAGCGCACATTCCTATTATGGGCAGGTAAATTACGATGAAATTCCATATTATTCGCTTTCCAATGGAGGCGGTCTTGTTCCTTTAAGAGATGTTTTGGATTTTCGTTCAAGAAAATCTGATGATGGCACTAGTTTTAGTGCAACTGGGTCTTATGTGTTTCCAGTACCTTATAACACTACTCTCCTTGAAGGCGATATGTCATTCTATAAATCGAGGTGGGATAGACTTGCTGTTTTAAGCACAGGTGAGTTAAGTTACATTTATGGTGCACCTTCATTAGTGAATCCAAAATTTCCAGCTATTCCTAACAATGCTATGAATTTGTTAGATATTAAAATGAATGCTGGTACATTGAACGAAAAAGATACAAGAACCTTTACGATTGATAATAAGAGATATACAATGCGCGATATCGGCGTATTGGATAAGAGAATTAAGAGAAATACTGAAGCCATTTCGCTTTCGTTACTAGAACTTAGAACTAGTTCTTATGATGTATTAGATGCTAATGGTTTGGACAGAACCAAGTCTGGCTTCTATGTTGACAATTTCTCTGACAACTCTAAGATCGATTTCGGTCCTCAATTCTTGGCTTCTATTGATCAAAAGAATAGAGAGTTGCGTCCTGCGTTTAATGAAGTTAATATTGATTTAAATTATGATAGTGTGAATAGCACTAATCTTGTTTACCAAGAGGGTGAAGTTTACCTCGACTACACAGCAGAAGAATGGATAGCGCAACCAAAGGCATCTGGTTTAGTTAACGTCAATCCATTTAATGTGATTAATCACGTCGGTCAAATTATTCTTTATCCAGATAACGATCACTGGATTGAAACAGAAACTTTAGTTTATGATATTATTGATCAGTTTTCTAGTGGACAGTTAGTTTCTTCTACTACAACTGTTTCTTCTTCTAATATCATAACTCAAACACTGGACCCAACTGAATTTATTGCATACGCAACTAGGGTTGATCCGAATTGGGACCAGTGGAACTATAGTTGGTTCGGTGAAGAAACTGTCGAAGTTCAAACCGAATCGAGCGTAGCCAGAAGCGGTGGTACAGTTACTGGCGGCGGAAGTACGGGAAGTGTTATTTCTGGGGCTGGTATTACTAATGACCAAGTATTCCTTGGTTTGCCAAACCTCAGCAGTTTACCTTCTATCGTTATGGTCGCCAGCGCATCTGCTCCTGGTGAGACTAGCATCGATATTAATTTAGGAGCAACGCCTGTATTTGCTACAAATGGTGTCACCACCACTACTACTACGACCACCACAACGACCATTAGCTCTACTTCTGGTCAAAGAACAAGATCGCAAATTTATGCGCCATGGATGCGATCGCGTATTGTAGTAGGCAAGGCATTTAACCTGAAGCCAAATACGAACCATCATCTGTTCATGGATAATGTGAAACTTACTGGTTCGCTTGATAATAATGGCGGCGGTTTAGCGAAAGCATATTCTTCTGAATCTACATGGATCTCGTTAAAAAATTCTGTTCTTCAGAACGAATACATTTATCAGTTGAATAGGGAGGATGATTATCCTCTTGCTAATTATGATACTAGTCTGAGAACAGATGGTTCTGGAACTTTAATGTTCGCTTTCTTAATTCCAAACTTTACAGAGCAATTTTTTGGAAATAGGAGTAAAGCTCTTAGGATCAGAAGTGGAACAAAATCTATTGCTTTGTTTGATGTTGATGATAGTCGTGGTATAGCTGCAACTTCTCAGGCAATCGCTAATTTTACATCTTCTGGATTAAAAAGAACTTTAACTGAAAAAACAACAATTAAGCAAGAAGTTAATACACAAACAGATGTACAGACTCAAACAGCTTATCAAGATCCATTAGCGCAAACTTTCTTGAATGACAAAGAAACTGCTGTATTTGTTCGCTCTATCGACATTTATGTCGGTAATAAAGATACAAACATTCCTCTTACGTTAGAAATTCGTCCAACTGTGAACGGATATCCTTCTGCTGATAAGAGAGTAAGAAATGGTATTAAAGTATTGACGCCAGCAGAAATTACCACTACTGCTGATGCTTCTACTGCAACAACCTTTACATTCGATCGTTTAGTTAGACTTGAGCCAAAGACGGAATATGCATTTGTTCTTATTTCTCAGTCTAATTCTTATGATGTTTGGGAATCTAAAGTTGGCGAATTCGAATATGGTAGCACGACTTCTAGAATTACGACGCAGCCATACCTCGGTTCGTTGTTTAAGTCTCAGAATGGAAGAACTTGGGAACCAGCTCAAAATGAAGATTTAAAGTTTGAAATTAATATCGCAAACTTTGCAACTTCTGGGTTATCTGGTGAAGCTAAGTTTGTCCTTAACGATATTTCTGATAAATTATTACCATGGTCGAGAATCGTGACCAGTACTGGCGATAGCGATATTACTATCCTTGATCCAGGTCATGGATTCCTTGTTGGTGATAATGTACAGATTTCGTTGAGGGATGCGGGTTCTATTTCGGGCGATTCGGCTGATGTTGGTGGAATTGCATATGGTTCTATTACTGGAACACGTGCTGTAACAGCAATTGACTATAGCGGATATAAAGTTGCGGCTGACTCCGCAGCTACTTTCGACACAATAGGCGGTGATAATCATTATATCGTAAGCAGAAATGTTCCATTTAATATGATGTATGGATCGTTCGATATTCTAAATGATATTAATACAAATTCGAGCGGTAGAGTTAAGACTACCAGTTTCCAGTCTCTCGCTGGAACTGAAACGCCATATGTTCTAGATGGAACATTTAATAATATCGAATTGAACAAAAATAATTATTTCGCTTCTCCAAGAGTTTTAGCGAATGCTGATATTCAATCTGATAACGGATTAGCAGAAACAATTGATCTTAGATTGACGCTTACTTCTAATAACGATTATGTTACGCCAGTATTATACGCGAATTCGACTTCTGCGCATGCTGTCTATAACATGATTGACTATCAAGATAGCGCATCTACGACCAATAGGAATGTTCCGTTAACATGGGTGTCGGAAACTACTGCGGGTGGCGGTTCTGCTATCGCAAGATATCTTACAAGAACTGTACAGCTTGCTAATGATGCGGTGGGTCTAAAGATTATTGTTGGTGCAAATGTACCAGCTGTTTGCGATTTTGATTTGTATTACAAAACTGCTATAACTGGTGATGACATTACTCAACAACCATGGGTTCTGATAACACCAGACGATGAGACGATTCCGAAAAACGCATCGTATAATTCTTTCTATGAATATACTTTCACTCCTGGCGGGGAAGATGGTACGCTGAGTCCATTCACCCAGTTTAAGGTTAAGATCGTTATGCATTCGACAAATAGCAGTTATGTTCCTAGGTTTAAAGATTTTCGTGCAATTGCATTGACGGTATAATATGGGTAAATTTTCTGCGATAGAAGGGCACCCCAACCTTGTTAAAGATACAAGGTCGGGTGCCGTTTTAAATATAAATAAGAATGAAATAGAAAATGCTAAAAAATTGAAACAACAAAGAAAAATAAAAAATCAAGAGCAAGAACAGTTAAAACAGGATGTCGCCGATTTAAAAAATGACATGGCTGGTATAAGACAGTTACTTGTTCAAATAGTAGAGAAATTTAAATGACGATACCAACAATAGCACTATCTGATAATTTTGCTACATTCAGAGATAATTATAATTCTCTGGCAAATAGCGTTGGTGATCTAAATTCTTTACAAACGACAGATAAAACTAGTATTGTTGCTGCTGTTAATTCTGTTAATGATGCAGTTGATTCTGCTGTAGATGCTGGATTTTCTGCTGGCGCTGGTGCGGGTTTAGAATATGTCAGCGCCACTTCTTCATTGCAAATAGATTCTGCTACAATTGCTACAATTGCTTATGTTGATACAGCGAGCGTTGCAACTGCTGATGCGTGGACGAACGGTAGAACGATAACATTGACGGGCGATGTAACGGGTGTAAGTGGTTCATTTAATGGTTCTGCGAATTTATCGTTCACTACAGCAATTGGTAGTGGTGTTATAGTA